GTGTGTCCGGCGCCCAGAATGAGTTTCGTCGAATCGAAGGCGCCGCTCGCGTAAGCCGCGGCGACGACATCGCCGGCGGATGCATCGCAATCGGTCGCCAGCACCAGGGCGGGCGTCTGCGAGCCGTCAGCTGCTGCCGAAGCGGACAGGGTGTATTTGTCCGATGCGGTGATGTTGTCGAGGACAGCACCGCGCTTGAGGTTCTGACCGCTGACGATGGTGATGTTGCGGGTGATGACCGGCACGTCGGAAACGAGCAGGTCGTTCAGGGCGAAGATGGCTTCTCCCATGATCAGGAATCCTTCCGGTT